GAAAGCCATCCGAAAAGAAGCCACCGAAGCGAAGTCCATGCCGAGCCGGCACTCTGAATTTCTTATCAAGCGCATGAACCGGCAAAGCTCCACCGCGAATGGCTGGATCGATCTTCAGAAGTGGAAGGCTTGTGCCGGTCCCGTGCCTTTAGACGATCTGAAAGGCGAGCCTTGCTATGGCGCCCTTGACTTGGCAAGTACCCGGGACCTTGCATCCTTCCGCCTTGTATGGAAAAAAGATGGGATCTTATACACGCACGGCTGGCGGTGGGTCCCGAAAACAACCGTCGCGATCAGGGTCCAGAGAAACCTTGTCCCTTATGCCGGATGGGTCCGAGGTGGTTTCATGCTTGAAACCGATGGCGATGTCACCGACTACGACGAAATTTTCAAGAAGGTCATGTGGGCCCAAGAGAATTTCAACATGGTGGAAGTGGCTTACGACCGATGGAACGCTGCGCAGATCGCTTCAAAGCTCTCGGCTGAAGGGGTCAACATGAAAGAATTTATTCAGGGCCCGAAATCGTATCATCCCGCGATGAAGAACTTTGAAGAGACCTATTACTCCGGAAAGTTCCGTCACGGCGGGGATCCTGTTCTTACTTGGTGCGCCTCGAACATCGTTGCCCGCACGGACGCGAATATGAACATGGCCCCGGACAAAAAGAAAAGCGCCGATAAGATCGACGACATGACAGCCCTGATCATGGCCAACGGCCTTTTATCCGGCCTGGATGAAGGTGAAGGCAGCTTTGACGATTTCCTGAATGACCCTATCACCGTAAGATAATTCCCTCCGCATTCCCTCAAGTAAAAAAATCCGTACATGAAAAGGTGAAAAAAACGGCGCATTCACCACTATTTACTATAGGGACACTATAAGGAGGTCGCTTGCTACGATCAATTTTCAGTTTTTTCACAGGAAGCGGTACTCGCAGAGATGCCGGGACTCAGAATCTTACGCCGACATCCGGAAGAATGACCACAAAATCTGTCAACGATGACACGGCGTTGCAGATTTCTTCGGCGTTTGCTTGCGCGCGAAGGACCGCCGAAACCATGGCTTCACTTCCAATCCAGTTTTTTTCGATCAAGCGTGACGCTTCTGGAAAGATCCTTGATAAGCAGCTCAATACGTCGCATCCGCTTTACCGGCTGCTTCGCTGGAAGCCGAACCGGTATCAAACGCGCAGCGAGTTCTTTGAAACCTTGTATTACCAGCTCACGTTCCGGGGAAATGCTTATTCCCTAATCGAGCGTGATTCGACCGGCCAGATCATTTCTTTACTTCCCCTGATGACTTCTCAGGTGGAGACAGTGCTTAATCCGGACGGAAGCATCGTTCACAAATACACCGCGAATGCACGGACATATATTTACACTTCTGAAAATATCTGGCACTTGAAGCTCTTTGGAAACGGGATCATCGGTCTTTCTCCGCTGGACCAGGCAAGAAACAGCCTGGGTATTTCTCTCGGAGCGGAAGAGAGCGTGAACAGGATCGCGAATAGCGGATTTAAGCAGGGTGGGGTGCTCCAGATCGATAAGGTCCTGAGCCCGGACCAGCGCAAGAAGCTAAAAGAGAATTTCAACGATATCACGAACGGGAAAGAAGAAGCTCTTCGGGTGCTCGAAGCCGGTATGAAGTTCACGCCGACATCGATGCTCCCTAAAGACGTGCAGCTTTTGGAAAGCCGGAAGTTCCAGCTGGAAGACATCTGCCGTTTCTTCGATGTCCCGCCGGTGTTGATCCACGACATGTCATCTTCGACGGTCTGGGGATCCGGGATCACGGAGATCGTAAGAGGGTGGTACAAGTTAGGTCTCGCGCCGTATCGCGAAAAGATCAAGGACAGCATCCAGACGCAACTTCTGAAAATCGAAGAGCGCGAAGTGATCGAGCCTGACTTTGACATTGATGAGCTTTTGAGAGGCAGTGAAAAAGAACGGTATGAAGGTTATTCGGTTGCCATTCGCAGCGGAGTCATGACCCCGAACGAATGCCGAAGTCAGGAAGGATTACCTCCGGACAAAGCAGGAAACAAGCTATTCATCGATCAACAGTTGATCCATCTTGAGAATGGAGGGCGTCAAAATGAAACGAAACCACTCGCTTCTTAATGCGGCACCTTTGAATTTTACAAAAAATAAGATTGAAGACGGAATCTTGTCTCGTTGGGACAAAACGATCGTCGCAGAAAAGAAAGAAGAAACCGCGTCTATCGACATTTTCGATGTCATTGGATCTGATTACTTTGGAGAGGGCTTTACGGCTAAGCGCATGTCCGCTGCCCTTCGCTCCATAGGCGAGGATAAAGACGTTGTTGTAAACATCAATTCTCCTGGGGGAAGTGTTTATGAGTCCGCGACCATCTATAACCTTCTAGCTCAGCATAAAGGTCACGTTACAGTCAATATCATTGGCCTTGCTGCTTCCGGTGCCTCCGTGATCGCTATGGCCGGGGATACCGTGAAGATTTCTAAAGTTGGTTTCTTAATGATCCATAACGCTTGGGCATGCCTTTGTGGCAACAAGCACGACATGCGTCAATACGCTGATGTTCTTGATCAGCTGGACAAAGCCATTATTGCAGCATACGTCGGTAAAGCCACGGTCGATGAAAAGAAGATCTCAAAAATGATGGACGGCGAGACCTGGATCGGCGCGGACGATGCTGTCGAATACGGGTTTGCCGATGAGATCGTGGAAGTAAAGCAGGGCGATAAAAAAGATGTCGAGAAGCAGACGAAAGCACAGGCAAGACGGACCATGGAAATGGCGCTTGCCCGAGAAGGTTTTTCCCGCAAGGAGCGGGAAGATATTTTCCAAAAAGCCGGTGTGCGCGAAGCCGCCGAGCCTGCCATGCGTGATGCTGGCGAGGAAAATGCGTGGAACGAAGTCATTAAAACCCTAAAAAACTAAAAGGAGAACATTATGAACCCCGAAGAATTGAAAAACGCGTTTGAGGCCTTCAAAGCCTCGCAGGCTCAGGCACATGAAGCCTTGAAAGTCATGGTTCAGCAGCAAGAGAACGGTAATAAGGACGGCGTGCGTGATGCGGTGGCCAAAGCGGAAGCCGCGGCGGCGAAGGTTCAGGTTTGCGCGGATAAGTTGGTCGCTTTGGAGCAGAAACTCACCGGCTCGATCCTTGCCGGGAAGGAAGCCCCGAAGTCCTTTGCGCAGATCCTCGTTGAAGATCCCGCGTACAAGGCTTTCGCGTCCGGGCAGACGAACAAGTGCCGGATCACCCTGAAGAACGGGTTCGGAGCACAGAACAACACCATCACCGGCCAGAGTGGAAGTCCTGCCGAGAACAGTGACGTTCTCGTAGCTCCGGATCGCCGTCCCGGGATCATCCCCGGTGCGTTCCGTGCGCTTCGCGTGCGTGATCTTCTCGCTTCCGGAAAAACCGTAAGCAACGCAGTTGATTTTACTCGTGAGCTTGTTTTCACGAATAACGCCGCTGAAGTTGCCGAAGGCGCTCAAAAAGCCGAGAGCGTTTTGACGTTCGAGAGCTATTCCATGCCCGTTCGCACGATCGCTCATTTCTTAAAGGTGTCGAAGCAGATTCGTGACGATGCTCCGGCGCTCCTAGCGTACATTCAGAACCGTCTTCGTTACGGTGTTGAATTGCGAGAGGAAACACAGATCGTCTCCGGTAATGGAGATGGTCAGAACCTCTTGGGCATGACGGTAGCGCCGAACTTTACGGCGTTCACCCCGACCTCTGGGGATACCGCGATTGATTCCATCAATCGTGCAGTTCGTGCTCTTGATAATGCGTCGTATCCCGCGAACGGGGTCATCATGAACCCGTCGACGTGGGGATCCATCGAACGTCTGAAAGACGAGAACAAGAACTATCTCGTCGGTTCTCCGTTTGGTGCGATCGTCCCGACGATCTGGGGTAAGCCTATCTCGCTGACTCCCAGCATGACCGCCGACAAACTTCTTGCCGGCGCGTTCGACATGGCGTTCATGTATCTCGAACGTCAGGCCGTGGAAGTTGAGATGTTCGAGCAAGACGATACGAACGTCCAGCAGAACCTCATCACGATCCGGGCTGAAAAGCGCGGGGTGCTCGGCGGTCTTCGCCCTGCGTCCGTGCTCTACGGCGACCTGACGGTATAAGGAGCTGCCATGAAGATCATCGCCAAACGTCCATTTAGCAGCTCCCGAAAGGGAATTGGCAATGTCCCGGAGGGTCGGATTGTGGACGCTGACGATGATTATGCGGAAAGTCTCATTAAAGCAGGGCTTGCGGAAAAATACACCGCAGGCCCTGCTTTAGTGGTTCCTGTCACTGCTTTTTTTTTGACTCCAGGAATCGAACACCAAGAGAATGGGCCGTCATTGCCAGTGGTCCAAGTCTCACCGAAGACGATTGCGAAAAAATCAAAGTTTGGCGGGAAAAGGACAAAGAAAGACGCGTCATAGTCATCAACACGACGTACCAAAAAGCTCTTTGGGCGGATGTTCTTTATGCGTGCGACGGGGAGTGGTGGGATCGATACATCCCCGATGTTCTTTTGAAATTTAAAGGCGAGTTATGGACGCAAGATTTCCCGGCTTCCCAGAAATACGGCCTGAACCGTGTCGAAGGTTATCGCGGGGAAGGTTTGGGAAAGGGCAAGGTCCACTACGGAGCCAACAGCGGCTACCAGGCGATTAATTTGGCGTATTTATTCGGTACCAAAAAGATAATCCTTATCGGGCTTGATTGTAAAAGAGGCCCGAACAAAGAAAGCCATCACCACGGAGATCATCCCGGGCCGCTAAATAAAGATATGCCAATCCACACCTGGCGTAAGAACTTCCCGAAGCTTGCGGAGGATCTAAAAGTCGAAGGGGTGGAGGTTATAAACGCGACACGCGACACGGCGCTTGAGTGTTTCAATAAAATAAAACTTGAGGTGGCTTTATGCTGAAATTGATCACCGCCCCGGAAGAAATGATCACCGTTGAAGCAGCCTCCGTGTTCATGAGGGCCGAGTTTTCAGTTTCTGAAGAAAACTTGATAAAATCCCTGATCACCGCTTCCCGTCAGATGTGCGAAAATTATTTGTTTCGCTTCATTGGTGTCCAAACAGTTGAGTTTAGGCGACATAAATTCCCGGGGAATAATACCCCTATCCTGCTTCCCGCGCCGGTGCTCACCGTCACCTCGATTAAATATCTTGATGCTGATAACGTTGAGCAAACATTAGATCGCTCAGAATATATAGTCAGCGATTCAGCGCCTGCATTAATTACTCCCATAGGTTCCTGGCCGGAGACTTTTAGATCCGGGGATTCCGTAAGGGTTCTTTTTACCGCTGGGTATTGTGACCCGGGTGATAGCCCTAACGTGCCGGAGCCGCTCCCTGACACGATCCGGATCGCTATGCTTTTGCAGATCGCAGATATGTACGAAAACCGTGAAGCGCAGGTCGAAAAACCGCTCAGCGCGAACCAGACGTTGGTGAATCTTCTCGCGCCGTACCGGTTGGAGATGGGGATCTAAATGCGTTCTGGGGATCTAAAAAAGCGGGTCAAAATCTCCCGCCAAGTCGCGGGAAGTCCCGCCGTGGATGAGTTCGGGGCACCCCTTATGACCTGGGAAGAGCTTGCGACCGTCTGGGCGGCCGTAGAGCCTCTTAATGGACGTGAGTTCTGGGCCCAGCAGCAGGTGCAGAGTTCCGTTTCAGTCCGTATCCGTATCCGCTATTTAAATTCAGTCCTTCCTGGAATGAAAGCCGAGTACAACTCCAAAACCTACGTCATCCAGAACGTCATCGACAAAGAAGAAAAGCATCAAGAGCTTCAGTTGATGTGTTCTGAAGGGGTGATCAATGCCTGAAATGTTCTCCATTCAGGTGACCGGGTTGAAAGAGCTTGAAAAAAAACTCATTGAGCTTGGTCCGAAGATCGCGAAAAAAGCGCTAAAGGGGGCTCTCGTGGCCGGCGCGCGCGAAGTTAGAAAAGAAGCTCAGCTTCTTGCTCCTGAAAATACCGGAAGACTCCGGAAAGCAATGTATATCAAGGGCATGAGTAAACCTAATCCCTTCCGCGAGAACGTCATTTTCGGCGTCCGGCACGGCAAGAAACTTCAGAAAGTTGCCAATAAGAAATTTGGGCTACAAGGTTTGGATGCTTATTACTGGACGTTTCAAGAGTTTGGAACGAAGTTCGTCAAAGCCATTCATTTCGTCGAGCAGGCCTTCAAAAATAGCCGGGAACGCGCAGAGGCAAAGTTCAAAGCAGCTCTCGCCATAAACATTTCCAGAATCGTTAAGGGAAATTGACCATGATGCAAGCCGACATCTACACCGTGCTTTCCAATGATGCCGCGATCTATTCGCTTTGCGGGACTCGTATTTATCCTAAAAGGATGCCTCAGGGAGCTTCCGTTCCGGCGGTTGTCTACACCATCACGGAGATCACCCCGGTTAAAAGCCTTTCCGGGGAGAGTGGTTTAGATAGCGGGACTGTGGAAATCACTTGCTGGGCTAATGATTATACGACCGCGCATTTGTTGGCTGCCGCTGTCAGGTCCGCTTTTATTGCCGCCGGTGTGGCTGTGCTGACCGGGAGCCTTCAGGACACCGAAGACGCAGAGACCCATAACTACGGAGTAACGATGATCATGAATGCCTGGTCGAACGCTGCGGCTGGAACCACCCCGCAAAATCTTAAGAACCCGATCGCTTACATGCCCCAAGTCCCTTTTATGGGGAACGGCACTCGCACAGAATTTACACTCCCGAAGTTCCGCGAGGGAAGCGTGCTCGTATTTTTCAACGGTCGCCTTGCAAAAAAAGGCGATCAGTCGGATCTTACCGCTGCTTATTGGGAAAAAACAACTCTCGACGGCTTTGTATTTCGAGTTGCTCCGAAAGGAGGCGCTTATGCGGATGAAATTCTCGCGATCTATGTGGCAGCTTAGTCTCGTTCTCTCCTTTTTCCTTCTCTGTGCTCCCGCTTTTGCGGATTATCAGATCAAAAGCGATGATATCCGCGTCGATGCGTCTCAGTTTGCAACCAATCTTTCTGAGAATGACACGACAGTCCAAAAGGCGCTGGAGACAGTGGATGGTATGTCCACGATGGTCTATCCGGGTGCTGGGCTACCGGTTTCGACGGGATCCGCGTGGGGGACATCGATCACGAATAACTCATCCAACTGGAATACCGCATACGGATGGGGGAACCACGCCTCCGCTGGGTACGTCACGGGGACGCCATGGACCAGCATGGGGTACGTCACGGGGACGCCTTGGACTTCGGCGGGATATTATGTCGGCGACGGATCGGCGTTTGCGACATCGGCACAGGGATCAAGCGCAGACACGGCCTACGGATGGGGCGATCATTCCAAAGCGGGATATCTGACCGCCGTTCCAGACGTAACCTATTCAAAAGCGTTCATCATCACAAATCCAACGGCTTCCGCTGATGCCTTGGTATGGTCTACGCCCGAAGCAATAACTATAACGGCGTTTCATGTGTATGCGGTAGGTGGAACAAGCATAACGGGAGGACTTTGGGAGAATGATACCGTCGCTGTTTCTGATGATGTCGTTGCCCCGGCGGAGCAGAACACAAACAATCCAACACTCACAAATCCCGTTATAGATGCGGGAAATGGTATTTTTTGGCAAACGACTTCGGTTAGCGGAACGGTCACAAGGGTCACGGTAACATTCGATTACACGGTGAACGCATGAAGCGGTTGTCAATAATTCTTGTTTCGTTGCTTCTCGGTTGTCAATTAGCGTATGCGGGCGACCTTGAAATGGACAACATGGAGTACGCCACGAACGGGGCGGCTCAAGCGGCTTACGTTTCCGATTCCCCGTCCACGTTTCAATCCTACTCTGAAGGCACAATCAAAACGCAAGGCTCCTATTCCTTGAAGGCTATTGCAAGCGCCTCCGCACTCGGAAGCACGATGCAAAAGGCTTTGTCTCCTGTCTCTGACCTAACAGGGGTCAAGAATTTAAAGTTTGATATGCGGGCGAGTAGGACGGGCGAGAATATCAAGCTAGGACTTGTCGGGTCGGGGAGTTATTCAACGGCGGGCGGGACGGTTCCCGATGCCGTGGCCTTGGATTTTACAGGAAATAATTACGTCACACTTACGAGCAGAGTTACTTTTGGAACGACCGCAACGATTAACGTGTGGGTGAAAGACTACACGACTTACAGCGTCCTTGGCGGGTGCTTTGATAACGGCGTTACGAGATATATGTATTGGTATTCCGACGGAGGAATATATCAAGGGTCAACGACATTCCCAGAACAGGTCACATGGACGGCGGGAGACTTTTCTGGATGGCACATGATTACTCTGACGTTCAATAGCACGACTCTGGAATATTACAAAGATGGCGTCGCTCAAGGGACGAAAACTCTTTCGGACTTGCCCCCGCTTGATTATATCGGAATGTCGTGGGGGTTAGGAACTACGGAAGGATTCGAGGCGTATCTTAATGCGACTATGGACTCTATGAACATTTGGAGCAGAACTTTATCGGCTCAAGAGGTCGGGGAGTTATTCAACGGCGGGCGTGGAATGCACGCCGATAATTTTGTGTCTCCTTTCAATTCTGGGCTTGTTCACTCTTGGGATTTTAACGAAGGAACTGGAACGACCATCACCGATTCAATCGGAGGCAATACGGGAACGGCAACTGGCGGGGCGTGGGTTGCGGGGAAGGTGAAACCGAACGAAGGACTAGAGCAGACAAAACCCGCTTTGACGTTTGGCGGGACTTATGGGGATTGGGTTAGCGGAAGCGTTACAAATATTCCACTAGGAAACGCAACGTACTCGCTGACGGCATGGTTCAAAGCAACGTCCTACACTCAAGACCATTCCACGATTGCATCATGGGGGCAAGCGATCGCAGGGAACGTCATTACCCTTTTAGATATCCGAACGGACGGGACTCTCTACACAGAAACAGGAAGCGGAGCGAATGCAATAAATTCCTTGGCTTCTGTGCTTGATGGCGTTTGGCATCTTGGAACTCTGACCTATGACGGGAATTATTTAAAAATGTACGTTGACGGAGTTTTACAGGGTACTTCAAGCGGGACAACGCTCGAAGTCTTGACAAGCGACTTGCACATCGGGGATATGGTCTGGGCGACGGGGTATCCTTTTCTTGGAGATATCTCACAAGTGGCGATATGGAACAGAGCGTTAAGCGAATCAGAAATAAATATCCTGTATAACGGAGGCAAAGGGGTTTACGGAACTGCCACGGCTCCCGTGTTCGCAAGCGGTCTTATTGGTGGATGGAATTTGTCCGAAGGAACAGGGACGAGTATTTCCGATTTTTCGGGGAATGGAAACACGCTCACAATATCAAACGGAAACTCGTCAATATCTTGGGCGGGTGGACTTCTAAAAACGGTGGTGCCTTCGACTTGGGTGGATGGGGATTACACATACAGAGTTTTTTATACTGACGGGACGCTTACGACAGGAACAACTCTTGACGCAGAGGTGGAACTATTGGCGGGAGGCGGTGGAGGTGCTTGCGGGGGCGGGGGTGCGGGCGGTGTTCTTTACGACAACTCTTTTGCCATCACAGCGGGAACGCATACCATAACAATCGGGCAAGGCGGGGCGGGTTCTGCAATCACAACAGGGGGCGGTGAATACAACGCAAGCGACGGCGGAGACACGACGCTTTCAACTCTCACGGCAAACGGCGGGGGAGGCGGTGCGAACACAGGAAACACAGGGGTCATTTACGGGAACGATGGAGGCTCTTCTGGTGCGGGCGGTGCCTATTCAAACTCCGAAACCTTTGGCGGAACGGCTACGCCTTCTGGACAGGGACACATAGGAGGCGGTAACGGAGCATTCGTAGGAGGGAACTATCCATCGGGGGGCGGTGGAGGCTACGGCGAGGCGGGGCATAACGGAACTGGCGATGAACTAAATAATCCGCCGACAACATCTGGGGCGGGTGGTGACGGTGCGGAAAGCAGTATTCTTTCGGGCGTTTTCTTTGGCGGAGGCGGTGGCGGTGCATCTTATTATGATGGCGTGGAGGGTTATGGCGGAGCGTATGGAGGCGGTAACGGCGGGCGTACAGCGGGAGATATTTTCGCACAAAATGGTTTGGCGTATCATGGCGGGGGTGGCGGTGGCGCTCCATCGGCCTATGAAAGCACGCCAACGGTCGCAGGTGTCGGCGGATCGGGCGGAAGCGGTGTCGCAATTATAAAATATCTCACCCCTACGCAAGTCATTATTGACGAATACACTCCGAACATTCACGCCGTGGACACTTGGGAGCCACAGAACTATTCCGTCGCTCACCTCACGGACGAGGAAAAGGGAGCAATCACGGGTTTAATTTTTACGGTCGAGAACGCAGACGAAGCGAACACGCTGTTCGTGGATAACATGGAAATCGCACAAGCCATTGACGTATTCGGGCAAGTGGACTAACGGAGGATATATGTATAGGAAACTCGGTATCTTTACATTTGCAATTTTGTATGTAACGACGATTGCCTTCGGTGCAATCATCACCACAGGGACGCCGATGGAAGATGCCGTGGACGTTGAATACCGAAAAGCGATAGCGGAAAGCTCGCTGATCGCTCAACAACTTGAGGCAAAGCATACAGCTCTTTTTAATCGGGTATGGCGTAACCCGAACGCCACGGCCTCGCAGATCCTTACGAAGTACGGCACAGACTGTCAAAAACTCTTTGAAGTTTCTTCCACGATCCAGACGGTGCTTGCCACGGTCAATCCCGCTTATGTTCCGCTTGTTCCTCTAAAACCCGTCACGTTCTCGGATAATGGCGCGTGCGCGGTGGGGGAATAATGGACTGGCAAATGATCGGGGTTTTCGTTGCTGTTGTGGTGAATCTCATAGGCGTGGCTTGGATGCTCAGGGACTCACTCGCGAAAGAGAGAGAGAAAACTGACGAGAAGATCAAGTTATCCGAGAAGACCATGAAGGATGATTTTGTTTGCAAAAACGTCTGCAAAATCCTTCACGAAGTCGCTGAGCGCGATACGTCTCGTCTCGAAAAAAAGGTCGATTCTCTTTCTGAGAAGATCGAAGTCGGGATGTCGAATCTCTTGAGGATGCTCGAAAAGAAGGGGTGAGCCGTGGATGGAGAGATGAAGGCGCCGAGGTTTTGCGAGAAATGCCTTTATCATTATTTCATCCATACGATGAATGATCTGCCGGAGCGCTGTAAGACCTGCCCCCGGCCAATGACGGAACGCCTCTCAGGCCACGGAATATACGAGGGCCTCGGCGGCATACAAGTGGAGGATTGAATTATGGGATTTATGGGGATACCGAGCAAAGAAGATATTAATTCCGTGATCCATGACGCTCCGGGGAATTTAGTGCTTGGCATTGAAAAAGCAATCGCCATGCCGAAAGAAAAGATCGATGGCTTGGTGACGGCTGGAAAGAACGTCTGGGGGAGTTTCACGCCGGAACAGCAGGAACAGCTCAAATCGGCATTTGTTCAGCTCGTGGTAGCAGGAGCGACGATAGCCGCAAAGTCTCAAAAAAAATGAACTGGCTCAAACGTATCGGACATGGATTTCTTTGGCTCGTTAGCGGGACGAGATACCGATCGTTCCGCGACGACCAGACCGGGGAAACGTACTACGGCTTCGTAAATAAAAAGGAATTCTGATATGGGGAACTTCTCGGGACCGCTGATTGCTCAGAAGAAACTCACGAGGATCAAGGTGCGGAAATGGTACACGCTCTGGATCTGGAAGCATGACGGGATCAAAGAGACTTGGATCATCCATGAGCCGTTCACCTACACGGCAAGCAACGGTGACGTTATTTCCGTTGAGGCCGGGTACGAGACTGACTTTGCCTCTATCCCGGAAATATTAGGTTTTATATTGCAAAAAGACGGTCCGTATTCTCAGGCCGCAGTTGCTCACGATCGCGCTTACGGAGCGCATCTATTCCCACGGGAACGATGCGACGAGATGCTTTATGAGGCAATGGGGGATACCGAAGTACCTACGCCAGAGTTTGAACGGCGCTTGATCTACGATCACGTTCGTCTCTACGGGTGGATGTTCTATTAACCGAAAGGAGCCTTATGCACTGTCCCTCTTGCAAAAGTCCGATGATCGTCAAAAATGGTCACGGGGCGCGAGGGGAGCGGTTCTTGTGCAAAGGCTGCGGGTTGACCTTTTATAAAGACGGTCCGGCGGATCTGAAATCAGAGCTTGAGATGCGCCAGGCCACACGCGAACGGAAACAGTCCAAGACCGCCCATGAAACGCTTCTTCGGAATTTTGAAAAACTCCAAAAAGAACTCGCTCACCTGAAATGCCTGCATGATGTTTCTTCTCACAAGATCCCATTCGTTGAGCCTACGTCCCGGAGCGTTTCTACGGCAGTCACCATGTGGTCGGATTGGCATCTGGAAGAAGAAGTCCGTTCGAGCGCGATCAACGGTCTGAACAACTTCAACCTCGAAGAAGCCAAAAAGCGCGTGGAGTATCTAGCGAACCGGATCGTGAAGTTTCTCCGGATGTACCGAAGGGATACTGAGATCGATCGGCTAGTCATTTGCCTTGGCGGGGATTTTATCACGGGGAATATCCATGAGGAGAACATGGAGAACGCCCTTTTACGGCCTATGGATGCCATCATGTACGCCGAAGAGCTTATTGCGGGCGCGATTGAATTCATCCAGGCGCATGTTCAGCATCTGAAGCTGACGATCTGCTGCGTTCCGGGGAATCACTCAAGGATCACGGACAAGATGCGTTTCTCGACTGAGATGGGGAACAGCCTTGAGTATTACATGTATCATCATCTCGCAAAATATTTCCACGACAACAAAGACATTGAATTCGTGATTTCGTCCTCCCCATTGCTTTACCTCAAGATCTACGGAATGAATATCCGGATGATGCACGGCCATCAAATACGGTATAGCGGAGGGGTGGGGGGGCTACTGATCCCGGCCAGGAGAAAGGTCAGCGAATGGGACAAAGCCATCACGGCGGATCTGAACCTGATAGGGCACTGGCATCAGGAGCAGAAATTCGGAAAGATCGTCACCAACGGAAGTTTGATCGGGTACAACTCTTTTGCTCTTTCCGGAGGGTTTGAATACGAACCGCCTAAACAGCAGTTCTTTCTTCTGAACGGCAACAAAAAGGCCATGACGATCTACTCCCCTGTGCTGCTATGAACGACTTAACGCAAGGAGTTAAGTTTGACTCCCAGAAGCTGAAATGGCATCTCGTGATCTGGGAGTTTTTTGAAGCTGTGGTCCGGGTCTTGATGTTTGGAGCGGCCAAGTATTCTGCTGATAACTGGAAGAAGGTGCCAAACCGCCGGCAAAGGTATCAGGACGCTATGACGCGCCATTGGGTCGCATACCTCAAAGGGGAGAAGATCGATCCGGAGACAGGAGAGTCCCATCTTGCAAGCATGTTCTGCAATGCGATGTTTCTCTTCTGGATGGATATGGCGGGGGATGAAGGCATTGTATAACTGGATGCTTCGCCTTCAGGACGTTCTATCGGGCAAGCTTCCCAAAGGCGCCAAGCGATCCCCGGAATGGGGAAAGGTCCGTGAGAAGCATTTAAAGCAGCATCCTCGATGCGCTCTCTGCGGATCCAGTCAGAACCTAACAGTTCATCACAAGAAACCTTTCTGGCTCTTTCCGGAGCTTGAGCTTGATACGGACAACCTCATAACCCTGTGCGATGGCTGGCGGATCCTGAACTGTCATCTTGTTGTCGGCCATCTTCTTTCCTTCAAGTCCTTCAATCCGAACGTCACCAAAGACGTTCTAATGCTACGTTCAAAAATTAAGCATCGCCCGTAATAATAGAGTTTAATCTATCAATAGTAATCTCCTTCCGTTCTTTCGTTGTCCCCCTTCTTGCTTTCTTAGAATTAGCAAACCACATTTAAAGTAAACAAAAATTCCACCGTTTTTAAAGACCATGATAATTTGATTTCAGATTGGTCTTGATGGATATCTCAGTCGATCTCAACCAAAAGGAGGGGTTATGTACCCTTATCAACTCAACAAAAAAGCGATTCAGCAGTTCATGGAATACCACGAGTTAAAAAATCTTGCTGAAGTGGCTGGTATGCTTTGTATCTCCGCGCCTTATTTGACGCAGCTCATTGCTGGTCAAAGAAAATTGAATGAAGAAATGCGGCTTCGGATCCAAATAGTGACTCACAAAAGACAGGACCAACTCTTTTTGCCTTGCGAAGACGCTATGCCTTTAACCCATCAAACTTTCAACATGGCGAAATTTTATGGCGTTATGCCTTATCAGCCGGGTAGTTTTGCAAAACAATCTCAAGAGCAGGATTCTGGGGCAAGAGAAGATCGAGAATGGATAGATACGAAGAAAAAAGAAATGCAAGCTGAGCTGGATGGCCGCTCAAAATGGATACAAGCGCATGGGGAATGGAATTGTCGCCATCAAAAAAGAACTCCATAAAAGAAAAAGTTAAAGAAAATACTTGACGGAGCCGAAAAGAGTCCTAGAATAAATCGTGTTTCAAAAACTCTTGACGGAGATACCGATGCGAAATCAAATGGAAAATCAAAATCTTGGAGGCGGGCAAGTTGTGTCTAAACCCACAATCGCGCAAAGCGAACTCCGTCAAGGTCTTGTCCGTCCTCTTTTTTTTATCTCCCGTAGGGCCTATAATGTATCTAGTCGGAATGATGGCAATAACTTAGCGCAAAAACAGCTAAGAAAAAGTTTGCAAGCGTCAGTGGTAAAAACCATTGTCGCTTTTTTTGTCTCCGCATTACCCCGCTGCACAAACGACCAAGCAACAAACTCCCGCAGGGAAGAGTCCGTGTCAGAGAAAGCAATCCCATCATCACGGAATCTTTGTAATCCCACCTGGATGCGGGAGAACGGATTTATAAAAGAGCGGAAAGAAGATCATTTTGGCTCCGCTTATATTTTCCTAACACCCAAGAAGCATCAATCCATTCACCAAAATGGATTTCTCTAACCATGCGAAAAAAAGGGGGCAACATGATATGGGACACAAAACCAAGGGACTTCGGAAAAACTTCTACAGGGACCGGCAGCATGAAGACTACCGCGAATGCGATGGGATTCTCGACCAGGCTAAGGAATACGCAAATCTTGCGTATCTGGTCGGCATTCTCGGAGCAATTCCAAAGTACGTTCAACGCATGGAAAAGATTGTCAAGTCGAACGCTTATGTCCGCAGCGTGCTTGAGCATCATCCTGAACCTATCCTTGCCATGTCCGGCCGTTTTTGCGGAGATCCCGACCGAGATAGCGGTGAAGATCTTGATCGGGGAAGCCTGCAATTTGGGACCCGTCGGGATGCAGGCAGTTGGGGAAGTCTTGCGACGGAGGTCACCGGAGGCGTTTTCCACATTGCGGCGTAAGGATCTGGACACCTTTATCGCAAAACAGTCGGACTGGTACAAGCAGGTCAAGAAACAAGATCTCCGGGAAGTCGCCCGGACAGCTTGGACCAAGAGCGAGAAAAGCAACATGACTAAGGGAGCCACTCTTTACGAGAACCTCAATGCCTTCGGATTCCCGAAGTCCTGGGATCCACGGAAGGTCAAGAAAGTCGCCGTAATCGGACCGCACACGTTCTTCCAAGAGAAAAAGGGGTAATCATGGTCGGGAACGCAGAGCAGTTTGCTAGTTTTAGAGAGATCTTCCGGGGGCATCTTGCGGGTGCTGATGAAAAGGAGCTTGGAGAGATCAGCAACCGTTTAATGAATTTGAATAAAGATGTGATCCTTCGCTTAAGTTATCTGCGGAGACTGCATCCAGAGCGCATTATCAAAGGAGCCGAAGAAACGCCTTCGGCTCTTTTTTTTGCCTCGGAAGGTGAAAAAGGTCAAGAAAAAGGGGAAGTCAGTAGGGGGGCTCTTTAATGGACGCTTTGGCGCAGGAATTCATGGCTCTTCCGGAAGAAAAGCGTTTTGCGTTGGTGCACGAAGCGAAGCGGAAAGCAGAAGCCGGGATCTGCTTTTTATGCAAGTGGATCACGGAAAAGATACGCATGGAGGAATTCCCGCGCCCCTCGCGCATCGTTCATTTGATGTTGTGCTGCCATGGGGAAAGTCTTTCCGACAATAAGTAGTTTATGACCACTTGTGGAATTTTTTTTCAAACTAAGGAGAACGTATGAAAAACCTGCCGTTGACCTCGATCCAGCCCTCCACCACCAATCCCCGCAAGCATTTCGACGCTGAAGCCATCAAGGAACTGGCCGAAAGCATCCGGAAGCATGGAGTCCTTCAACCTATCCTCGTGCGCGAAGTGGTCCCCGCTTCTGACGTATACGAGATCGTAGCTGGCGAAAGGCGTTTTAGAGCCTCCAAGGAAGCAGGTCTTAAGGAGATCCCGGCGGTTGTTTTGAAGCTGACAGATAAGGAAGCGGTTGAAATTCAGGTGATCGAAAACCTTCAACGGGCAGACCTTCACCCTATGGAAGAGGCGGAAGGCTATGAAGCCCTGATGACAAAGCACGGTTATGCCGGTGCCGATGCCATTGCCGCGAAGATCGGGAAAAGTCGGTCGTATGTGTACGGCCGGTTGAAACTTTGCGCCTTAACGCAAGTAGTTAAGTCGGCGTTTTTAAAGGACACCATCAGCCCGAGCGTGGCCCTTCTCCTCGCCCGTATCCCCGAAACCCTCCAAGCCAAAGCTGCCAAGACTGTTTTGGAAGGCCGTTACGGAGAAGGCCCTTTGCCCTACCGTCAAGCCGTGGAGTTCCTGAAAGAGAATTACACCCTCACCCTCGCCGGAGCCCCGTTTGACACCAAGAACGAATGCCTGACGCTTCCCGGGGTGCCTTCCTGCGCCTCATGCCCCAAACGCACCGGAAATGAGCCTGAGCTCTTCGCGGACATTAAAAGTGCAGACGTGTGCACGGACCCCGATTGTTTCAAGTCCAAGAAAGAGGAGAACTGGAAGAACAAGACCGGAAAGTTCAAGCAAGAGGGTTGCACCATTTTGACCGCTGAAAAAAGCAGGGGCATCTTTTACGTGTCTGACATGAGCACTTGCAACCATTACGAGCTTTCGGATGTCTGCGAACACGACAAAAAGAAACGGACCTATAAGGAATTGCTGGTTGGTCTTAAAAGCGTGGACATCTTGATCGCTTGCGATGGAAAAGGGAAACCGCGCCAGATCGTCAAACGCTCTGTCGCGGATGCTTTGATGTGCGAAGCTGGATACAAGTTCATGGAACGGGTTGTGGAGTCGCGCCCGAAAGAAAAGACTCCGGAAGAGAAAGAAGCGGAGATCCGGAAAGAGAAGGCTTTGGAAGTGGCTTTTAGCAATGCGGCGGGTGAGATCGTCGGGAAGGTAGAAGCTGGCTTTAAGAGTCTTTACATCCTTCAGACTGCAGCGCGCGAAGTGTTCGATGCCAGTGACCGAACCAACGAAATCCTTGAGCGGCGCGGATACAAGACCGGCCCGTTGCTTGCGAAAGCGATCAATTCGATGTCCATGGAGCAATGCCTTGGGCTGATCTTGGAGTGCTTTCTGAACAAGATCTGCTTTGACTGGAACGGTATGGACGAAGCGGCCTTTAAGAAGACTGTGAAGGAATTCGGAGTGGATGGCGGGTTGTTGATCAAGCAAGCCTTGAACGCATCGGAAGAGAAAACCAAGAAGTAGCGGGGCCACCCTTGGTCGTGGAGTTGCCAACCCCTTTGGCGCTCCACGGGCCCCGCACCAAGGAGGACGTTATGGAGATCCTGAAAGCTAGGTTTAACGGTCCGGTGTACGACCCAGCAGCGGATAAAGACCGGCTGACGCGCCAGATCGGAAGGGTGTATCAGTGCATGAGCGATGGACGATGGAGGACTTTGGAAGAGATCGCTTCTATTACGGGGGATGGGGAAAGTTCGATCTCCGCGCAACTTCGCC